GGTGAAGCCATAGCCTTCTCACCTTCAGGCAATGATATTGCTGTTGGTCACAATATTACACCTTGGGTTACAACATACTCTTGGTCTTCAGGCTTTGGTACAAAATATGCAGACCCAGCAACGTTGCCTACAGGTACTGGCAACCGCGTAAAATTTTTATGATAAGGAAAATCTGAATGGCAATATCTCGTCTTTCTGGAAATGGATTTACTGCATCATACATAAAAAATTCTACTTCATTTCTTGCTGGGAATAATCAGTTTGCTACGAGTTTTGTTGTCCTTGTTCATACCACAACACCTTTTGTAACAGCGTACCCTTGGTTTTCAGGCTTTGGAACAAAGTATGCAGACCCAGCAACATTACCTGCAAGCACTGGTAATGGTGTAGCCTTCTCGCCTTCGAGTAATGATATTGTCGTTGCTCACGTTACTACACCTTTCGTTACAGCATATCCTTGGAAAATAGGTTTTGGTACAAAGTACGCAAACCCAGCAACATTGCTTCCAAGCACTGGTAATGGTGTAGCCTTCTCGCCTTCGGGCAATGATGTTGCTATTGCTCACAGCGGTACGCCTTTCGTAGCAGCATACCCTTGGTCTTCAGGCTTTGGAACAAAATATGCAGACCCAGCAACATTACCTGCAAGCACTGGTAGAGACGTTGCATTCTCACCTTCGGGCAATGATGTTGTTGTTGGCCACAACAGTTCGCCCTTTGTAACAGCATACCCTTGGTCTTCAGGCTTTGGCACTAAGTACGCAGACCCAGCAACATTACCAGCAGGTACTGGCAATGATGTAGCCTTCTCGCCTTCGGGCAATGATATTGTTGTTGCTCTGTCTCTTACACCTTACGTTACGGCATACCCTTGGTCTTCGGGTTTTGGCACTAAGTACGCTAACCCAGCAACATTGCCTCCAAACGCTGGCAATGGTGTAGCCTTCTCACCTTCGGGCAATGATATTGTCGTTGCTCACACTACTACGCCTTTCGTTACAGCATATCCCTGGTCATCAGGCTTTGGAACAAAGTATGCAGACCCAGCAACATTACCTGCAAGCACTGGTCAAGGCGTAGCCTTTTCACCCTCAGGCAATGACGTTGCCATTACTCACAACGGTACACCTTTTGTAACAGCATATCCTTGGTCATCAGGCTTTGGTACCAAGTACGCAGACCCAGCAACTTTACCTACAGGTAATAGTTTCGATGTTGCTTTTATCTAATCAAACAAAAGAAAAGGAAAATAAATGCTAGAAGAAAACGAAGTACAACCTACAGTAAAAGAACTGCGTCAAAAAGAAGTAGATAATTACAAAGCAAATATAGCAACCTATCAAACATTGCTTGCAACGCTTGATGGCGAGTGGGATGCTGATTTAATTCATCTTAAAGGTGTTGAGGCACAGGCTGCTGCAAGACAATGTCCAATGGATAGACTTTCTCGCTTGGCGGTTCTACAACAATATGACCAAGTAACTAATTTACTTAAGACTGAAATTGTAGAGTGTGCTAAGGCTCAGGCTATCCTAGACATTTTATAGCACGACCAAAAAAGTTTTTGAAGTAACTACAAACATCGGGGGATGAATGAGATTTCACGTTGTGGCTCTGCCACATACACAAGTAACTAAAGAATATGCAGGATGCGCCTTCACTGAAAAGGTTAGGCGCTTTTGCATAATGATGACAGGCCTTGGTCACGAAGTTTATTTATACGCAGGTGAGCAAGTAGAAGCGCCAGTAACAAAACTCATCACCTGCATCTCTGAAGAGCGCCGCGTCGAGGCGGTAGGCACCGCCCACTACACACAGGCTAGTTTTGATCTTGATGCGCTTCATTGGCGGATCTTTAATACCAACGTAATCCGATTAATGCAAAGTCATCTTCAGGATCAGGATTTCATATGCCTTATCGGAGGATCAGCGCATAAACCGATCGCGGATGCGTATCCCAAGCATTTAAGCGTTGAATTTGGCGTGGGTTATGGCGGCGTTTTTAGTAAGTTTCGGGTATTTGAAAGCTATGCTTGGATGCATAGCATTTATGCGGGTTGGAAAAATCCGACAACAGTCGATGGTCAGTTCTACGACGCTGTGATCCCTGGATATTTAGAGCCCGACATGTTTCCGCTTGGCAAGGGCGATGGCGATTATTATTTGTACATTGGCAGACTAATTGAGCGCAAAGGTTATAGGATTGCACAGGAAATTTGCGAGCGTTTGGGTAAGCGTTTAATTCTTGCAGGTCCTGGTCCTCAAGACGGTTACGGTGAATTTGTCGGATCAGTGGGACCGGAAGAGCGCGCAAAACTTATGGGCGGAGCAATAGCTACATTTGTGCCAACGCTTTATATCGAACCATTTGGCAATGTTGTAATAGAAGCGCAAGCGTGTGGAACGCCAACAATTACAACAGACTGGGGCGCTTTTACAGAAAACAATATTGACGGCGTAACCGGTTTTAGATGCAGAACTTTAGATGAGTTTATTAAGGCAACTGAAAAAGTTAAAACATTAGATCGAGCAGCAATAAGAAACCACTCGGTTTCAACATACTCGCTTGATGTAATTGGTAAAAAATACGAGCAATACTTTCAACGTTTATTGACTCTGTGGGATAAGGGTTGGTATACAGTAGAAAACAATAACAATGAAAAGGTTGGGCAATGAGCTTATCCAAAAGAATGCGCGCGTCCAGTGAGAAGCGCAGCACTAATCAATTTGTCGAGCCATTAGTTCCAGGTCGTCCTGCTTATGCAACACCAGCAGGAATTGATGTAAATGCAGATTCTGCAATTCGCATGTCAACAGTTTATGCTTGCGTGCGCTTGCTCGGAGATACCATTGCATCATTGCCAATCGGTGCTTATGTGCGTCGCGGACGTAACCGCATTAGTTATACAGCGATTTATGGTTCAACACCTGCATGGGTTAACCAACCAAATCCCGATACAACGCGCTTAGAATTTTATGAGCAAGTTGTAGCGTCATTAAACTTGCACGGAAACGCATTTATTATTACGCTGCGCGATGATCTTGGTGATGTTCAGGAGCTTTACTGCATTAATCCAGAAAATGTTCGTATCCGCAGACCAGAACCAAATGCTGAAATTGTTTATGAAGTAACAATTCCGTATAACACGCAAAATTCTCTTTACGATCCTATGCAGAGCAATCAACTCGGCGGTCGTACGATGATTTTAAGTAAAGACGAGATAATTCACATTCCGATGTTCCGTCTTCCAGGCGAATTGTTAGGTCTGGGTCCAATCGGTGCGGCTCGTGTTACTCTAGGATCTGCAATGGCAGCTGAAATTTATGCTGCAGCTTATTTTGGCAATGCAGCAAATCCTGGTGGTGTAATTGAAGTACCAGGTGAATTAACTGAAGAACAAGCATCAGATATTTCACGCAATTGGAACATTTCACACTCGGGTCCTTATCGCGCAGGTAAACTTGGCATTATTACAAACGGCGGAACATTTAAACCGTTGCAATTAAATGCTGCAGATGCGCAACTACTTGAAGTACGTCGTTTTGGTGTTGAAGAAATTGCGCGCTTATTCCGCGTTCCAATCTCTTTACTCGGTCACCCGGTAGCTGGCGCGATGTCGTTTGCATCTGTTGAAGCTCAAAACTTGTCATTCGTACAACACTCGCTTCGTCCGCTCCTTGAGCGTATTGAGCAGGCGCTATCAAAGCTCTTGCCAGAGCAAGATGGTTTTATTAAATTTAATCTTGATGCATTGCTTCGCGGTACAACATTAGAACGCTACGATGCGTACACAAAAGGTTTGCGTGAAGGTTTCCTCAGCCTCAATGATGTTCGTTCTGTTGAAGATTTAGCTCCACTTGGTGAAGCTGGAGATCAGTATCGCGTACCATTGCAGAACATTGACGCTGCAGATGCAAAAGATGTCGGTCTAAATCTACGTGCAGACATTGCATCAAAACTTATTCAGGTTGGTTTTGATCCAAAGGCCGTTACTGAAGCTGTGGGTCTTCCAACAATGAAACACACCGGAGTGCCATCGGGTCAACTGCAACAAATCTCAACTATTGATCCAAATGCTCCAGAAACCGTATACGAGGTCGAATAATGCCTTATTACATTTCACAAAGCCAAAGCGATTGCGATGGTTGGGCAACAGTTAAGCAAGAATCAAATGGTTCGTACACGACAATGGCGTGTCACGGATCAAAGCAAGATGCAATAGATCAAATGGTCGCAGTATCAATTTCTGAAGGTCTCGAACCTGGGGGAGAAGTAAACTCAAGGAGCAAAATGAAAAAGATCGAACGTCGCACATACACAGTGCAAGATGTCGAAACACGTCAATCCGAAGACGGAAAAATGCGCTTGTCTGGTTATGCTGCAAAGTTTAACAGTGCATCAGTTCCGCTACCATTCATCGAAAAGATCGCTCCTGGAGCCTTTCGCAAAACACTCAGCGAAACACCAGACGTGAGACTTTTGATTAATCACGAAGGGTTGCCTCTGGCTCGTACCAAGAACGGCACTTTGCGTTTAGAAGAGGACATGATTGGACTTCGTTTTGACGCTGAATTACCTGATACACAAGAAGCCCGTGATCTCTGGACTTTAGTAGAGCGCGGAGATGTGGATCAAATGAGCTTTGCGTTCAGAGTAATTCGCCAAAAATGGTCACAGGATCGCCAAGAAAGAACACTTACTGAGGTATCATTAGCGGACGGAGACGTGTCTGTTGTGACATATCCAGCTTACGCAGCGACTTCTGTTGAAGCTCGCCAGAAACTTGACGACCTGATCTCGGACATTAAAGAAGGTCGCGAGATTGATCCAGAATCCATCAAAATGGTCAAAGATTACTTAGAAGACCTACTCGAAGCCGACGACGAAGAAGAAATGGAAGACGAAGAAGAAATCGAAGACGGCGAAGAAGATGTCGAAGATGCTGGATACGACAAAGACAAAGAAGACGAAAAGAAGCGCACAATTTCTTTGCGCTTAGCTAAGGCAATCGTCAATAACACAAAATAACTTTCTGCTCACACGAGCAGATCGAAGTCGGAGCGAGACTTCACACCCTATATGCGCCGTGAAAACTCTTGCCACCACCTCGCACACATCAAACTCTATTAGGAGACGCAATGTCATTTATTGACAAAGTAATTGAGCGTCGTGATGCTGTTAAGGCAGAAATGGATGCAATTCTCGAAGCTGTTGCAGCTGAGAATCGCACCGACCTTACAGACGAGGAAACAACAAAGGTTGATGCCCTTGTTGAAGAGTCTCGTTCTCTCGATGCAAAAATTGAAAAACTAAAAGCACAGGCAGATGCCGATGCTAAAGTCTCTGAAGCTCGTAAGGCTGTTGCAGATGTTGTAACACCAAAGACTTCAGGAATCAAGGTCGTTGCAGAAGCACGCACCTATGCGCCAGAATCTGGCAACTCATTCGTACGCGATGCATTCAATGCTCAACTCCGTGGCGATTTCGCAGCGTCTGAGCGTCTTGCTCGCCACATGAAGGAAGAGTCCGTAGAACGTCGCGATGTCGACACCGGAAACTTCACCGGTCTTGTTGTTCCTCAGTACCTCGTCGATCTTGCCGCGCCTTTGGCTCGTGCAGGTCGTCCAACCGCTGACTTCGCAACAAACAAGATGCCACTTCCTGCTGCTGGTATGACTTTGAACATCAGCCGCATGACGACCGGAACCTCAACTGCAGTTCAGGAAACTCAGAATACTTCTGTATCTGAGACTGATGCAGATGACACACTACTCACCGTTGATGTCCGCACAATCGCAGGCCAGCAAGATCTTTCTCGCCAGGTCATCGAGCGCGGAACCGGTGTTGATTCATTCGTCATCGCGGATTTGATCCGTTCATGGCACACAACTCTTGAT